GAATTATTTATTGTTAAAAAAGAAATTTATAATTTACCTGAATGGCAATTAATGTTAAGGCGTAAAATTAAATTATGAAATACCAACCACTAACTTACACAATTAAAATTAAATAAAAATATTTAATCAAATAAATTTGCATAGTTAAATATTTTAGGAAATAACTATAAAAAAATGATAAACGAAATAAAAAAATTCAAGACAAAACCAAGTGTTAAAATTACGTTGCATGGTGGTAATTCATACGTAAGGACGCTGATAGAATTAACTCCCACTGATGCAATAATTATCGGAACGGACCGAGCTAAATATACAATTTCAAAACAATCAATAGAATCAATATGTCGAGTATAAATTTACAAGAATGTTATGATATGGTCCTTGAGTTTCATAGCAAGTTTCAATTTAAGAAACAAACAGCAGAACAAAGATTTGCAATCCTTAACGAGGAATTAAACGAGTTTCACAATGCGACAAATGATATTGATAGGCTTGATGGATTAGTAGATTCTTTATACGTTGAGCTTGGAACTCTAATTAACTTTGAAGGAAATATAAATGATTTTGATGATAATTTCTACGTTGTTTATAACCGATTTAGCGATTTTAACGGAGCTTTTCGTGAAGTTCATCGTTCCAATATGAGCAAAAGTTGTAAAACATTAGATGAAGTTCATAAAACTATTGCAGGACGTGAAAATTTAACTTATGAGTTTGTTGATGGAATGTACTTTGTGAAAGATGAAAACATGAAACTAATTAAGTCGGTAGATTACAGTAAAGCAAACTTAGAACCTTATATTTAAAAATAAAAAGCTTGGATATTAATTTATTCAAGTCTTTTTTTTTATATTTGTGAAAAAGTGTTATCTAAATTAGATTGTTTTAGATGAAAGGATTAAAAACAGGGGGTCGAGTAGTCGGTTCCGAAAACAAAACAACAAAAGAAGTAAAAGAGGTTTTTAAAATGGCATTTGATACCTTACAAGGTATTCCAGGTGTAAATATTGTTGATTGGGCAAAAGAAAACCCCACAGAATTTTATAAACTAATAAGTAAACTAATACCGACAGCAGTAGAAGCTAAAGCAGAGGTTAGTTTAAATAACGAAGGAGCAATACTAAATTGGTAATAACTCCTACACCTAAACAGATAGAAGCTAAACAAATAGCTTGTCAGCAAGATAAAAATATTATCTTGTATGGTGGTGCGATTCGTGGTGGCAAGTCTTTTTGGTTGTGTCTAATGATGCACAGCTTAGCAATGAAACACGAAGGTAGTAAATGGGTAATGATTAGAAAGTCTTTACCAACATTAAAGAAAACATTAATCCCTTCATTTTTTAAACTATATCATATGGGAGTAAGCCATTATATTGAGAAGTTTAATAATCAAGATTATATTGTTTATTATAAAAACGGTAGTCAAATACTGTTTATGGCTGAATCTTATGACACCGATAAAGAACTAAACAGGTTTAGAGGTTTAGAGATTAATGGAGCTGGATTTGATGAAATAAACGAATGTCAAGAAGATACTTTCAATGTTGTTAATAGTAGGGTATTTTCTTATTCTCACTTAATACCAAACCAACCTAAACCAATTATATTGGCAACGTGCAACCCTTCTACAGGATGGGTAAAAGAACAGTTCTATGACCGTTGGAAAGATAACACACTACCGAGTAATTGGAGTTATATTCCATCAAAAATAACCGATAACCCTTATATTCCTGAAAGTGCAATTGAAGAGCTAAGAGCAACAACAACTTCATTAATATTCGAAAGAATGGTAAATGGGGATTGGGAGGTAAGAGAAAATGAAAACCTTTTCGCTTATGCTTTTGAGCCTACAAGAAATGTGAGTAGTGAAGCCGTATATCAAGAAGGATTACCTGTTTACTTATCATTTGACTTTAACGTTAACCCTGCTACGTGTGCAGTATTTCAACATACGCATGATTTTATTTATCAGATTGATGAGATACGACTTAAAGATAGTTCAATTTATGCCGTAACGGATCTAATCAAAACTAAAGAGTATTTTAAAAGCCAAATATACGTTACAGGCGATGCTTCAGGATGGGCAAGGGAAAAGAGTACATCTAATTTAGATTCAATGTATAGTATCATTAAACGTGAATTAAATCTACATATTACGGCTATTAAGACACCGAGAGCAAATCCAAGTCATAAGAAGTCAAGAGAACTTTATAACTCTATATTTGAAAAGCATATCAAATGCTACATACACCCTAAATGCGTTTACTCAATCAAAGATAATTTAAACGTTAAGGTATTAGAGGATAATTCAATTGACAAATCAGATAGTAAATTAACGCATAACTTAGACTGTCAAAGATACTACTATTCAACTTTTCATTATAACTTCACTAAATCGCTTCATAGTTAAGTGGCACAATGTAACTAACTAAAAGTATTTAAGGTTTATTTTTGCCTTATGAGTTACTTAACACAACAGGACACTTGCAACTGCTATAATGCCGTTCCAATGTCGCAATGCTTACAAGAGATTAAAATTAACGGCCTTGAAACAGGAACGAACTACATCTTTGAGATATGGGATAAGTTCAACTCTTTAGATGTATTGATTGATACGGCTGTTTCAAATGAATGCGTTTTAGATTTATCTCAACTACCTACTAATTTATTTAACTGCAATGCTGGGGAGTTTACATTAGTAATCTATGACACTTCAGACTATGAAACACCTATTGAATTAACCTTTGGTGGTGTGGCTTATAATTGCTTTATACTAACGTTTATTAACTCTAATTCAACTGCGACTTATGAGTATTTACGATAGTGTTATATTAGCTACTTCAATAGTGATAACAGTTTATCAAAGTACTGAAGAAGGAATGATATTTGAATATTTACATAAATATAAATCAAAATGGTACTTAAAACCATTTATAGGATGTCCAACGTGTATGGGTTGGTGGTACGGAATTGTGGTATCATTGGCAAACGGATTTACATTGCAAGCTATCCTGTGTGGATTTCTGACACTCGCATTGTGCGAGGTTTATAGTTGTTTATTATCAATAAGTTATAAAGAATGAAACTAAAAGAAAAACTAACAAAGTTTTTTAGTGCTAAGCCTCCTAAATGGAATAAAGACACTAACTATGTGATTGAGTTCGCATTTAAGCATAATGGTAAAAATTACTATCAATTATCAGACTACGTTAATATTCCATGTGAAAGAGCATTTACAGCAGTTTCATATTACGATGAACTATCGATGAAATGTGATAGGTCTTTTCTATTAGCTCATAATGAGGCAATAGAAACAGCTTGTAATAATGGTAAATTAACAGAGGTTGTAAAGTTAAACCATGATTTAAAACTTAGATTAAGTTTAGTTAGTGACCCTGATTTATTACTTAAACTTGCTTCAGTTGTTTTCTTTGATGAAAATGAAAGTCCTTTAGTTTATGACTTTGCTTATAATGAAAAGAAACTAAAAGAATGGAAAAAAGATAAGTTAATGGATTTTTTCCAAGTCTTGCCTTTACAAAACTTAATACCCTCTTTAGATTTCTCAAAAATAGATTTAAAGACCTTTACGCAAATGAACCACGAGGTAAGACAATTAACGGTTCTACAGCTAGACAACATCTTGCACAATCTTTCACACGAGGCATTGAAAGGAGATTTAGCGAAAGGCTTAATCTTGCAAAAGGAAGCCCTACTGAACTCAATAGCATTAGAGGGTTAAGTATTTACGAATACCATTTATTTATCGAAGAAATGGAGAAACAAGCAAATAAAAAATAATTATGGCAACCGATATCAAAGTAGTTAAAACCGTATTCTCAGTTGATTCAACTGATATAGATGAAGCAAAAGTTAAATATAACGGATTAACTACGTCTATCGAAAAAGCAACAACAGCATTAAAGAATCAATCTACTGATGCTAAAACTTCGGTTGCTGACTTAAATAAGTCTATTAATAGTGTAATTAATAGAACCAACTTACTACAAAGTGAATATCAAAAAATAAGTAATCAAGCGAGTAAAACTTTTGACCCTAAAACGCTTGATATTTATAAACAAAAAATGCAAGCTTTACAAAGTGAAGCAAAAGAATTGGGTGTAAAATTAACCGATACAAATAAGCAAACTGAGAAGCTAAAAAGTGGTATTGGTGGCATAGGCAACGCCATTGCAGGTGCTTTCGCTATTGGTTCGGTTGTTGCTTTTGGGAAGTCTGTTTTAGATGCAACAGTAAAGAATGAACAATTAACTAAGTCTTTTGAGGTAATGCTTAAAAGCAAAGCACAAGCTGATATATTAATGGCTCAACTTGTTCAATTTGCTAAAACTACACCATTTGAACTAACAGAAGTCGCTGAAGCAACTAAGAAGCTTTTAGCTTTTGGTATTGCTTCAAGTGATATTAAATCAACATTAACAAAGCTTGGCGATGTTAGTGCTGGGATAGGTGCTCCATTGTCAGAAGTTGCATATCTTTTTGGTACTATCAAAACGCAAGGTAGAGCAATGACACAAGATATAAACCAATTTACAAATAGAGGTATTCCAATGTGGGATGAACTCGCAAAGGTAACAGGGATAAGTGGATTAGCTTTAAAGAAATATGTTGAAGAAGGTAAGATTGGATACAAAGAAATAGACCAAGCATTTACAAACTTAACTACAAACGGTGGTAAGTTTACAGGGTTAATGGAAGCTCAATCTAAAACTTTAGGAGGCACTATTTCAAACTTAGGCGATTCATGGGATCAATTCATGGTTAAGCTTGGTAATGGTAATAGTGGCATTTTAAAATCAATTGTTAGTACATTAGGAGAAGTAGTTGATAAATTAAATGAATGGGCAGAAACAGAAGAAGATGCCGTTAAATCATTGGCTGAAAAGAAATCAAGAGCAGTACAAAAATATGTCGAAGATGATTATAAAAAGTTTATTGAATTAGGCAAAAAGAACGGTATTGATGAAAGAACTGCAATTGAAGAAAGGTATAATAACCAAACACAATTAAAGTCTGATTTATTAACTAAACAACAAGAAAAATTAGAAGAATTAGAATTAAAAAGAACTAACCATGCAAATCGTATTGGTGATGGTTTATTGGTTGAACGTTTAAGTGAGATTGCTAAATTAGAATATGGAGCTGAACAAGATAGATTAGATAATTTAGTTATATCTCAAAAAGCAGAAATTGAAAAAACTAAACTACATCAAAAAATATTAGAAGATGTAAAGAAAAAACATTTTGAAGATATTACTAAAGTAGAAGAAGGTGAAACAAAGAAACAAAAGGAAGCAAGATTAAAAGCTCAAAAGAAAATAGTTGATGATGCTATTAACTTATTACAACACGAAGAAAAGATTGCTAAACAAAAGGCAATTAATGAAGGTAAAAACGCAGTTGAAATAGTTGAGATTGAAGAACTTTATAATTATAAAAGAGTTGAAATTTATAACAAGTATTCTGATATTCTTAATCAAAAGCAAAAACAAGATGCTGAATCAACTATTGTAAATGTTGATACATTAGCAACTAAACACGTAGAAACTGAAACTAAGATGTATGCTGATTTATTAGCAGAAAATCAAAAGTATTATAAAGAACAAAAAGAACAAACAGAGAAAAACGAAAAGGATTTAATTGAAAGCAATCTAAGGTATCAGTCAATAAATCAAAGTAAACTGTCTATTGAAAGGTCTGAATCTTTAAAAAGGGTATTAGATAATGACAAACTAACTTACAAAGAAAAGCAAAAAGAGATTGAGAAAATCAATATTGAATTTGAAGAAAGAAAAACACAAGTAGAAGTTGATGGACTAAAAAAACGTTTAAATACTGAAATACTTGACCCTGAAAAAAGATTAGCAATAGTAGCAGAAATAAAAGAAAAGGAATTAGATATAATAAAAAAAGGCAACGAAAAGATAGTTGAAGATGATAAAGCAACAGCAGAAAAACGAAAAGAAGTAATAAAACAAGGTTTAGACTTATTAGAGGAAGGGATAAACGCTGTTTACTCTTATAAAAAGAACGTTAACGACCAAGAACTTATAGACCTTAAAGATAAAGAAAAAAGAGAGATGGAACTTGCAGGCGATAACCAAGCGAAGAAAGATGCTATTGCCAAAAAGTATGAAGCATTACAAGCTGAAGTAAGAAGAAAACAATTTGAACAAAACAAACAAATTGCATTGATAAACGTGGCTATTAATACGGCTGAAGCAATATCTAAAGCTAACCCTAATATCCCATTGATGGCTTTTGCTGGGGCAAGTGGATTAATACAAGCAACTTTAATTAACTCACAACCTACTCCAAAATTCGCAAAAGGTGTTATTGATTTGCAAGGTAAAGGAACAGGAACAAGTGATGAAATCCATGCAATGCTTTCAAAAGGGGAATCAGTAATGACTGCTGAAGAAACAAGTAAATTTAAACCTTTACTCCAAAGCATAAGACGTAAAGAGTTAAGTCCTGAACTTGCTAACATGATGTTAAATGGACAAAAAATGTCCAATATAAACCTTAATACTGATTCATTAGCAAGAGAGTTGAGAGGTATGCCAAAGAATCATATTTCAATAGATAAAGATGGCTTTAAAACGTTTCTTTATAGTGAAAATTTAAAACAGGAATCATTAAATAATAGATACTTATCATAATGGAATATAGATTCACGATTATTAACGGAGAAGTTGAAACGGTTATTGATGAGCCTATCGGATGGGATAAATGTAAATTTACTTTAGCCCGTGATGAAAATTATCACGGTATATTTGTGACCTTTTCAACAGACTTAGAGTTTGTAGGTACAGGCTATACAATTATATCAGATACGTTTTATAATGATGGTATTGAAGCAGTATTAACGCTTAGGATTGAAGAAAGATGTAATGCTTCTTATGATTATTCAGAAGTCTTTGAAGGTCGTATAAACTTATCAAGATTTCAAGATTTATTTAACGGTTATTGTTCATGTAAGGCTAATTTAGAGGATAAGACTTCTCAAATGCTTATTAAAAACAATAGTGATAAGTTAATTAACCTATCTAATGAATTAGTTGTTGAAGATGGTACTTTGCCTGCTTTAACTCCTAACGTTATGACAATGCACAGTAAAGCTATTGTGTTAACAACGGTATTTAAAGAAGCAGTTGAATTGTTTGTATCTATAAACATGGATGATATAGATAATCAAGCAATCGCAATGCCTTTTTGGTTATTATTAAATGCTGATGATTTAAATAGTGGTTTATCATCAAGTAATTTATACGTTACAAGAAATATTCTATCTAACCCTACATGGTGGGTTGATGTTGCTCAATTTAAAGCATTTTATTCAGGAACTTATACAATTGATTACGATATAATTTCACAAACTAATTTTAAGGTTTACGCTCGTGACTTTGAAATGAACATGAATGTAGCAATTTATAAAAATGGTGTATTACATGAGGATATAAGCCCTTTAGTTTCAAGAGAAGAATATATTAACGTAGAAACTATTTATAGTGATGATTGGAACTGTCAAGGAACAAGTACAATAACTTTAAATGCAGGCGATTATGTTTCTATATTTTATAGAATAAGATTTATATGGTTAGAAGGTGTGGGGAGTGGCATTGTTGATTGGCAACACTTATCAACTACACAAGATGTAACTTTCAAATCAGAAACAACAACGGCTTCAAGTGAAGCAAATACTTATCTGGTCCATGAAGCTTTTGAAAGAGTAGCACAGGCTACATTAAATAAAACAGATGCGTTTGAAAGTGACTTTTTAGGCCGTGTAGATTTGGGTTACGGCTCAAATGGTTGTGGTTCATTTATGGCTGTAACAAATGGATTCAATATAAGGGCATTTGATAAGCCTGTTTTATTCAACTTAAAGGATTGCTTCAATTCACTAAGTGCAGTTCATTGCTTAGGTTTAGGACTTGAAAATGATAAGATAAAGATTGAGCCTTTAGACTATTTCTATAACTCAAATCTTGAGATGACACAACACTTAAATATTAAACAAATAGCCGTTACAAGCGATGAGAAGTTAATCTACAATACTGCGATAATTGGATTTGAAAAGTCAGGAACTGAAGATGGAACGGATAAGCAAAATGTACTTGATGGATTCGCTACTCAACACAACTATAACTTTCCAATCACAACGGTAAAGAAAGCATTTACGAAAATTTCTAATTGGATAGCGGATCATTACTCTATCGAATTTACAAGACGTGTACAATACTTCACAACATCAACACAATCTTGGAAGTATGACAATGATAATTTCATGATATGCACGAATAGAAGTGTAGATGAAAACGATATACCAACTTCATTAAACATAGCAGAAAAGAATGAGAACTTTACAACTACTAACAATATTCTAAGTCCTGAAACAGGGTACAATCTAAGGTTAACACCTACAAGAATGTTACTTAAATGGAATCAGTTAATAAGTGGGGTTTATTCTAAAGCCGTTGGTAATTCTATTAAATTTGTTGATGGTATTTCTAACTATCTTTATCAATCTCAATTAGATGGTAATTGTACAGATAGATATAATAACGAACTGTTATCCGAAAATCAAAACTTGTCTTGGGATGATGCAAACAATGAGCAAAACGCTCCAATAATTGAGCCTATAAGTATTAAGTACACTTATCCAATGACATCAACCGAGTTCGCAAGTATTGTTGCTAATCCTATTGGTTATATTTCAGCTTCAAAGAGTGGCACAATAGAAAACAGAGGGTTTATAAAAATGCTTACATTTACACCTAATGAGGGCATGGCTGACATTGAGCTTATTAGAATGTTTGGCAATGAATCGCAATGTGACTTGGTTTATGTAGAATGTCCTTATGTTGAACCTGAATATGTTGAATAATGTACATAAGTAAAGCAAACGCCTGTAAGTTTATTGTAGCTTCTTTAACTGTTACTTCTATTAATGTAAACCCTTCAAGTGGTTTAGATAATGGAGTTATAACAGCAGTTGTAAGTGGTGGAACGGCTCCTTATTTATATTCAATAAATAGAGGTGTTCAACAATCAAGTAACCAGTTTACAGGATTGCCAGATGGGAGTTACGTTATTCAAGTAGTTGATAATTTCGGACTAATCGGTTACGTTTCTGTTATCTTAGTTGAAAATGTCGATTGTGGTTCTTATAGTGGTGCAACTTGGGATAGTATAAATGGGGAGCAATGGCTTGCTTTTGCCAATTGTATTTGGAATGATTTTAATTAAATAATTATATGGCTTTATTAAGTAATATTGCAGGAACTGAACAAGTAGCATTAACGAAAATTAATGCTTGTATAACTACTGTAAACCTTTTCGGAGGTGGTGCAGTTGGTAAGATAGCAACTAAAAGTAGTGCAAATGATTTTGACATATTCTATGCTGAAAACGCATTTAATCAAAAATCAACTACCTCATTAGCTATTGGTACAGGAAATAAAGACTTTGATATTGGAGGTTCTCAATGGGATGATGATTTTAACTTTAGAGTACGTGCCTTTTCTATTGCAAGTCCTGGCAACTACATGGAAGGTACTATCTCAGCATTGATTTCAGGTTATGGAGTGAAAACTTGGCGTATGGTAGTTGATACAGTTGTGGGAAGTGGAACGTTTGCAGATTGGCAGTTTCAAGTATTAGCCGATACGGTAACTACTAACAGTGCAGTTGCAATTACAGGGACATCATCAAATGATATTATTTCGGCAATTAGTGTTACAGGTGGTGGTACATTAAGTACTTATTCTATGTTTGGGATAAAAAGAGGCGACATAGTAAATCTTAGCGGTTATTTACGTGTAAACGTTTCAGGTTCTACTTATCAAACTACTATTATAACCCTACAGGATAAATGGTTAATGAAAAATATGGGTACTATTACTCAAAATAAACCTGCAAGTGGGTTCTATTTAAATACTTCAGATTCTTTAGGCCCTATAGTATGTCCTTCATATTTATTTAATAATTCATCAACTCAATTAACATTTGTTAGTGCATTAGCCGTTCCTGTTGGCAAAACTTTCTTTTTGTTCTTTGATGTAACTTACCAAGCTAAAGACTTCTCAATATAATGGCTGATACTCTATATCCATATCAAAAGATAGTAGGAGTAGAAATAGCTCCATATCAACAACCATATCCAACGTGGGGTACATTTGTCACACAAATACAATACGATGGTGCAAACGTGCCTTATTTAGGTTTCTTCGATGAGAATAACACTTTAATTTATGAGAACTTAGGTACTTCTTTAGGTAACAACCTATACAAATGGAGTTTCAACCTAAACAACTACACTAATCTATACGATAAGTGTTTGCACGCTTATATTTACACGAATCAACAAAACATTGCAACGCCTTTCGAGATAGATATTTTAGCAGAAAGCGAATTGCTTTATGTAGGTGCTAAAAATAATCAAGTAGCTACATTACAATATACAAACAATGAGATATTTGATACGATAGATTATAGTAACTACACAAATATTGCTTATGTTAATACTCAATTTGGGCATGAGTACGCATTTGAAGAAGTTAGTACAACTTATGAAAAAAGCAACGGATCAATACTAAAACTTAGTTCAACATTAAAGGATAATAGAAAGTTTTTAACTGACTACGTACCAAGATTTGAACACGAAAAATACAACCTTGCTTTTATGCAAGATAGTGTTTTGATTAATGGAGAATCATTTGTTAAGAAGTCAGAGTACACTGTTAACACTATTGACCGTTACTCTTTGGCTCAAGGTGGCACAACATTATCAACTTCAAATTATAATTTCGTTAATTCGAATTGTTTATAAACTATTAAAACATAATATTATGAGTATTTACACAGATTGCCAAGCAATACCAGACTATGTCGCTGATGATTGCGGAAATATTGAAAATGGAAGGGTTAGACACCTTATCCTTAAGAAAAAAACAGCTACTATTACAGACCCTTCAAGTGCTTCAGAATGGAACGATTTAATTGCTTCAGGCGATGCCTTAGTAATTAAAAATGTAAGAGGTGCTTATGATGGTGGGGTTGTTGTTGAATCTACAGGTTTTGGGGATAATTCAGCACAGTTAACGGGTAGAAATCATGTATTAACTTACATGGATTATACAGTTAAAAACAATGTTACATTCTATAATGAATTTGCTTTAGCAAGTAATAACTATAATGTTTTCTTTGCTACTGAATCTCTTATTTGGGGTCAAACTAAAGGTATTCAATTAGCTTCTACTTTGCCAATTACAGACAACTTACAAGAAGGAATTAACTTCAATGTAACTGTTAAATGGGCAGAGATGGAAATGCCTACACCATACACAAGCCCATCAACTTTATTCACTGTTTAATTCTCCCTAAAAACTAACAATCTAATGGAGAATAAAGGAGTTATTATAGTGGCTTTAGGTCATGATAATTATCGAAGAATGGCATTAAATTTAGCAATGAGTATCAGGGTATCTAATCCTGATACTCAAATTGCTTTAGTTTGTAATGAAGGAGTAGAAAGTAAATTTAATTACTTTGAAAAGCAATATTTCAGTCACTTTATAGAGATTAATCCAAAGGCATATACTATAAAAGGTAAAGTTGAAATACCTTTAGCAAAGACAATAATTTATGAACTAAGTCCATTTGATGAAACTGTTTATATTGATAGTGATTCAATTTGGATTAAGAACAAAAAAGTAGATAATTTATTTAACACTTACAAAGGTGTTAATTTCGGTTTTACTTTATATCATCCAAACGCTCATTATCCTGTTGATAGTGACAATTCAAACTTTTGGTTTAAAGAAGGTGAAACAGTAAGAGATTTAAGAAAGTATTTTCCAAAGTTAAAAAAAGATGCTTACTATTATCATTTACAAAGTTCATTTCTTTACTTCAAAAAATCTAAACAAGCTGAAGCAATATTCAACAAAGCTAAAGACTTGTTTATTAAACGTGACTTTGAATTTAGGGATTGGGCTGATTCAATGCCCGATGAATTAGCTTTTAGTTTAAGTCTATTAAACTTAGATTACAAGATTGAAAACCCTTATAAAGATATATTCTACTATCCAATGTCAGAAATTACAGAGGATGGAGTAAAAAGAGGTGTTAAGCCAATTGAAAGAGGATTTATTGAAAAGAACTATTTCTTTATTTCAATGGCTGGACACGTAATGAACAAAGGCTTAAAAGATTTGTACAATGACCATGTAAAATGGAACTATGCACAACATCAAAATGTAAAGAATCCGTTTCTATGGATTGACAAAAAAGACTATTTAAAGGAACGCAATAAATATTAACATTATGGAGGTTGGAACAAAAGCATTCATTGAAAAGTACATTGAGAAAGACCATGATAAGGATTTAAAGGATATAAAGGTTAAAGAATATAAAGACCTTAAAAAACACTCTGATGGGAAAGTAGATGATGCTTTAGATATGATGGTAACTTACCAACCTTCAGAACCTGAATGGGCAATCAAGTATAAGAAAGACAATTATAGGGCAATAACAAAAGCTCCCTATAAAAAGATTCAAAACGCTATTGCAAAGATTCAGAAAGCAAGGGATTTAATCATTACTCCAAGTGAAAAAAACAGTCCTAAGATTAAAGATTCTGAAACACTTTACTCTTATGTTTTTGAAAGGTTACCAAAGTACAATAGTATAAATCAATGGTTTTTTAACTTTCAAATTAAGAACTATTTAACAGATTCAAATGGTGTTGTTGTCATAGCTCCTAAATATGTTTTAGATGATGACTATTTAGAAGAATACCAAAACAAACCTACAAACGAATTTATTAAACCAATACCTTATTCATTCTCAATAACTAAAGTAAAATACTTTGAAGATGATTTATTGATTATTGAGGAAGATAAGCACGAATGGTTTGTTGTTGATGAAAACAATTATTACTTCATTAAACGTGACCACGTAAAAGAAAAGTACACGACAACTTTACTATACGCTCATAATCTTGGTTACTTACCTGCTATCGTAAATGGTGGTGTAATGACAAGTGAGGACGATGATATTTATTATGAATCTTGGATAGCTGGTATATTGCCTGACTTTGACCAAGCTTTACTTGAAAATATTGATAAGAATGTCACAATAAAACAACATCTTTACCCTGAAAGAGTAGAGTTCACACAAAACGAGTGTACAACTTGTACCGGTACAGGCTCAATCACTAAATCTAATTCATTCGGTAGAAATGTAACAAGTTCATGTCATTCATGTGGTGGTGATGGTTTTTCAAGTGGTTCGCCTTTTGGAATTACTAAAGTACGCCCTGCAATGGGTGGAGAGGATTCAGCTATTCCACAATGGGCGCCTGTTAAGTATGTTGAAAAGGATTTGAAACCTGTTGAGTTTCTTTCTAAAGATATTGACAACTTAATCAAAAAAGGTTTAAGTGCTGTAAATATGGAGTTCTTAGCAGAAAGTCCAACCGATCAAAGTGGAGTTTCAAAAGCTTATGACTATGACCAAACTCATCAGTTTCTAAGTAATATAAGCAATGATGTTTTCGGTCGTTATATTCCTTTCATTATTAAAGCGATTAACGATTTAAGATACTCTGAATTACTTGAATTTAACCAAGAATTATTAAGAGAACAACTACCAAGTATAAACATTCCTAATGATTTCGATATAGTTACGACTTCAGTAATTGAAGAACAAATTGGTAAAGCTACACAAAGTGGAATTAGTAGTTCTATTATTGAATCAATGGAAATGGATTACATAGCGAAGAAATACGAAGGTAGTCCTAAAGAAATGGCATATCAACAAAATATTATCTTGTTAGATGCTTTGAGAGGAATGACAAGTGATGATATTATGACAATGAACGCATTAACGCCTTTTAATCCGATAACATTAATAACTCATTCATTTATTAATAGCTTTGTTGAACGTGCATTTAGCGAGTATAAAGACTTTGAAACATGGGGGTTAAGCAAGAAAAAACACTTGATTAACAAGTATGCGCAGGAGTATAAAGACTTAGGAAACGTCAACACGCAAGCTATTAATCCATTAAACGGGCTTGACAACGGCAATGTAAACGACATAGAAGCAGAAGCCAAAGCAAAATTAAAAGGCTCGGTAGGTGGTGTGCAAGGATTGATTGAAATTCAACAATCAGTAAGCGCAGGTACTACTCAATATGAAAGTGCAATCATTATGTTAGGCGAGATTTACGGCTTTGATGATGTGACGGCACGTAAATTATTAGGTAATCCGATTGACTTAAGGGCAACGCAAGAAAAGATTAAATAATGAATCAAGACGAATTAATTAGTCAGATTTTCGACAGTATGCAAAACTCAATTGATAGTGTAGAGAAGTCTATACCATCAATTGAGAAAGCTATATTTGATGAGTTAAGTGTCGAAGTGTCTAAACTTGAAACGGTTAACGGTAATATTAAAACAAGTGTAAACAACCTTAAACAAGTTCAAAAGGTAAAGTCAAAACTAAATAGCATAATCTTAAATGATGAGTACAAACAAGATGTAAACACTTATCTTAATAGTTTTAGCGATACAAAAACATTGATTGATAGTTATTTTAGTACGATTGTTTCAGATTTTAACGGTAAAAGCGAACTATTCAAAGCAATATTAAGTAATTCAGTAGATGTTACAACTGAATCTTTGCTTGGTGCTGGTGTTTCAAATGATATAATAACTCCTATAAGCGATTATTTAAGTAAGTCAGTTACAAGTGGCTCAAACCTAACCGAGTTAATCCAAAATCTAAAGATAAAGATTATTGGAGATAGTGAGAATTTAGGGTATTTAATGAAGAATGTAAAGCAAATAGCAACGGATTCATTAAACCAATATTCAGCTAATTATATTAAGACCGTAAGCGATGATTTAGGATTGGAATGGTTTAAATATCAAGGTGGAAGGAAAACAAGTTCAAGATGTTTTTGCCTTGAAAGAGTAGATAAGTATTGGCATTTATCAGAGGTTCAACATTGGGGAGAAACGCCTTCACTTTGGAATACTTGTAAAACTAAACTACACAAAGGTGGGGGAAGGATTAACGGAACTGATGCAAATACAATCTTCACTTACAGGGGTGGATGGCAATGTAACCATCAGATTATCCCTGTAAGTGAAAGAAATGTACCTAAAAAAGATTTAGACAGGATTAGTTAGTTTCTTAAAGGGTATTTAGGATTATCAACCTTTTTTTGTAGTTCATATTTTGTTACAACTTCTTTAGGAACTAATTCATATTCTGACAAATATTCTCCCGCAAAATATATTTGTTGAAAGTTATTATTTTCAATAAATAATATTAAATCCTTTTCGGTTTTAAAATCATGTCTTTCTATATTCTCATTATAGTTGTCCCCACTATCTACTATTGCTACAAATTTCATACTTTTGGATTATTTAACGCCCATAATAAACTAATTAACCAACCAATCCCAGTCCAACCTGTTAAGATATTTAAAGCTAATATCTGATTAAACTGTGGCTTTTCGTACGCAATCATTGAAGGTACGAAGTAAACAAATATTAAGAATATAGTGAATGCCATAATTATTTTATTTTAATTAATAAACTGTCGTTTAGGAAATGAACATCTCCAAAGCCTCTAAATCTTACTGTAATAACAGGCTGAAGCCAGTTTGGCTCCCTAACTACAAAACCTATTAATGTGTCATTTTTTAATGATACCTTATCACCAAGTCTATAATTTGTTTCTTTACATCTACATGATGATAAGGTTAATAAAGATATAATTATGAGTATTCTCATGGATATAAACATTTAATGATAGTCAACCCACTAGGTACACGGTCGCCCTCTTCAGGCGTTTCAAGTGTTAAGATTTCAAATCCTTTATTAGCTTTCAACTCCTTCACGAATTGAGCAACGCCAACGAAAAGAATAGAATCATGCAAGACTATTAACCCGTTTTGCTTTATGATATTTTCGCAAATTTTGAATTCTTTGCTTAGGTGCGCATATTCGTGAACGCTATCAATAAATATTAGGTCTACGCTCCTATTTGGAATTGAATGCAATAACTCCAAACTATTGCCTACTAAAGAAGTATGTTTCTTTAATTTAGTTTTAAATTCAGTAGTATAATTTTCTTCAGTAATATCTAAAGCCGTATATTTTCCATCTTTAGGCAAAGCATTAATCATTGCTAAGCCTGTTTGACCTTCAAAAACTCCAATTTCTAATACATTTGTACAAGATTTAATCTTAATCAATTCAGCAATAAGAGAACTTACTGCATACTCACTATTCCATGGATGTTTACTCATAACGTTTTAATTTAGCTATTTCTTTTCTTAATTCAATATTATCTTTTATTACTTGCCATACTGTTTTACCTGTCAAGTCCTCACAAAGTTTATGCTCATTAATCATTGATTTCAAAACTTTAGAACGTTTATAATTAAGTCCTTTTGTTTTAGAATCTAACCATGTCAATATAGGTGTAGGTATTCGAGTAACAACCCTATTTAATTTAAATTCATCCATAAGTTTATCATTGTGGCACAATTTAATAAATAAATTTATCAAAAGATAATAAATTGTCACAAAATTAACTAACTAAAAAACTGTCCTTATGTTATTAGGAGAAATGATTACCAATTTAGCCACGAAAGTGGGAACGGATTCAGCAAATGAATCATTAAAACAACTTATAAGCCTAACTGCAACTATTGAAATAGATGAAGAATTGGCTAAATCTTTTGAAAGTGGTTTACTAACTGCCAACGAAGCAAAGAACAATCCTGACATCAAAGCTAAATTCTTTAGTGAATTTGCAGATGCGACTGATAAAGAACTGACTTTAGCATTCAAAGGACTTGGACTAAGCGATGAACAGATTAACGAACTAAAGGCTTCAGAACCTAAAACATTCAAAAGAATATCGAAATTAACGGATGAAGCTAATAAGCTTATCGAAGCAAAAACAAAAGCAAGTGGCAACGATGAAAAATTGAAAGCATTAGATGAACAATATAAATCTAAAATTTCAGAATTATCTAACCAAGTTGAAAGCTTTAAAACTGCAAACATTGACTTAGTTAATCAATCAATTAATAAAGAAATTGATTGGAACATGTCAAGTTTTATCAACCAACATAAAATAACTGAAAGCATACCATCAGAATATCGTGGTTCACTTGCTAAGCAAGCCGTATCAGATTTCTTCAAATCTAAGGATGCTAAAGTAGTTTTACAAAATGGAGAATTAAAACTAAAAAGACTATCAGACGAAAGTTTAGATGTTACAGATTTAGATATCAAAACAGGTATTCAAAAGGCACTTGCTGAAAAAAATCTATTGCACGTTGCAACTGTTGTACCTCCTGTAGTTACACAACAAGCAAATGCACAACCAACACAAAAAGTAAACAACACTTTTGCTCAAAACTTGGCAAAAGCTAAACAATCTAACGGCTTATAATTATGGCACAAGGTATCGATTTCAACGTAGCAGGCGTATGTCCTGCAATATTAACAGGTTTAGAAATGGTTGCAGGATTAAATGATCCTCAAACTAAACAAACTCCTGTAGGTGCTACTTTAGCATTATCACAACCTGAAAACCAATCTGCTGAAATCCTTTCAGTTTATGGTGGTAACAAAACAGGTACTATAAAAGAAGTAAGAGTAAAATACTTACCAAGAGTTACAAAAGACCTTATCAAAGATACGGCTGATTGTGTTGCTGGTGACCCTCAAACTTATGTAGAAGATACTACTTTACTTGACATTTACAAACAATATGATATTGCTTTGGGAATGGATGAGATTAGAGTATTCTGTGAGGAAGCATCAACTGCTGTAGCTGGTTTACCTGTACCTTACAACTTGAAAGAAGTTAGTAAACGTATTTTATCAGCAATGAATGCAATCCGTACTTCAATCAATGATGATGTTGTTACTAAGCTTAAAAACTCATTCGGTGTTAATGCTACTACAGGTGTTGCAACTTCTACTTCTATTCCTGTTATCTCTAATGGTGCTACAGGTATTGTTGCAGGCGCTCCTGTATTCTCGGGTTTCCAAACGTTACTTTCTGACTTTACAGAAAATGAACTTTACGGAACTCCTATCATTATCGGTAAAGGTAACTTTGAGAAGTTCGATTTAGGTACAAACAAATACGGATTACAAAATAGCGGTGTTGATTTTGGTAATATCGAACAAGATTACAAGTTCTTTGTTGATAAAGCAGTTAACACTATTGTAGGAGCTAATGAATTAATCGTAATGGGCGAAGGTGTAGCTCAATTCATGTCTTGGAATAAATACGTAGGTAAATATGCAGGTACTTTTGGTAGTGCTACTTTGTTTACTATCCCTGACCCTTTGATTCCTAACTTAATGTATGATGCGAAGTTTGAATTTGATACTTGTACAGATACTTTCTTATTAAGATTATCTACCATTGCAGGTGTTTATGTAATTCCTACTGATGCTTATGGTACTTATGATGATTTAGCAGGTTCTAACGGCTTACTTCGTTATACTGCAACTGCTGTTTAATTTGTTTGTTAGTTCAAATTAGATAAAGTGGCACAAAGCCTACTCTTAATGGGTAGGCTTTTGTTATTTTTACACTATGAGAATATTTAAAGACTATATCGGATTGAAGGCTTGTACAGTTGGTAATCCAAGAAGTAACTTTTGGATTAATCAAATGGCAGGCGTTTCTTTGAAGTCATTAGATAATATTAGCAATTCAGAAGATAGAACTTTTTTTAACACTTGGGACGATATACAAGAAAGATGCTTATTATTAATTAATGAGGGTATTCTTGATAGATTGAACAGGCGTATATTAATGCCAATTGTTAAGGATCAATTACAATTCGGATTACAACCTCAAACGCTTACAATTAATCCTTCAAGTAATGACTATGTAGGTATTAAGATATACGGCATACAAGACAGATATGAAAGAGTACAATTGACTTCATTTATTTGTTATTCAAACGCAAATGTGACTGATGCTGAATTTTTCGTTTATGACTTGAATAAAGGGTTATTAATTAAAACTATAACAACTGATTTAACTATTGGTTTTAATTCTGTTTTTGTTGATTTAGAAATTGAAAATAACGGTAACCTATACCCTAATTATTTTCTTTGCTATGATAATAGTGAATTTCAATTAAACCAAACACAAGCAAGCTATCAAGATGATTGCTCACTTCAAAACACAGGGTTTGTAAATGGCTATTCGGTTAGTTGTGTAGGTGCTATCAATACAGGAAAACAAACTAACGTAAAGGCGAATATTACAAGCGTTTCAAATACTTGGGGCATAATACTAGATTTTAATCAAAAGTGTTCACTTGAAGAATTTATCTCGCCAATTATTGACAGGTTCAAACTTGCTTGGGCTTACTTGTTACTTAGCGAAATAGTGCAAGAAACGAAGCTATCCGAGAGGTTCAATATATTTACAACTCAATATACCAACGAGGAGTTAAACGGTATGTACGACCACTATATTAATGAATATAACAAGTATATGGATATATCATTTAAAAATATGGTGTTGCCTACAAACGGGTGCTTTAAAAATAATGAAAGATTTCAACAAACATATTCAAGACCATGAAAATAAATAATAGTTGTGGTGCAAGAAAAAGAGGGTGTAAGACTACTAATTTACCACTTTGTAAAATTGTGGCTATGCCAAAAGAGATTGTTTGTGATGAAATAGAATCATACGAACGATTAAAAAAAGTAGCGTAATGAAAGTAACAGCTAAAACAGATAAACAATTAGATAACACTTTAATGGGTGATATGCTTGGTAGTCCTGTTTTAGATAATTACATTGATAAGGCTCAAAGGATTGCAGGATTAGATACATTAGTAGCCGTAAAAACAAGAGTATTCAATAATGGTGGAGGTAAAAACAGTGAAGGTCAATCTTTCGGAACTTATAATTCAAAATATAAAGAAGTTAGAGCAAAAAAAGAAAGCAGAACAAACTCGAATATAAACTTAATGTTTACAGGGGATTTAGAAGCTCAATTTAAATTTGGTGTTAATAAAGGCGATTATTGTTTAGGTTTTGAAGCAGAACCTAATGGAACTAAAAATCCTAATGCTTCTCAAAAAAGTGAATACTTAGAGGAAAGGTACGGAGATATATTCCAATTAACAGAACAAGAAAGCCAACTATTCACAGATACATTTTTATACGAATTAGATAAACAATTAAAATGAGTATTATAAATAAAATAGTAAACATTATAAATGACAACATTAAAATAAATAGTTGTCTTAATATTCGTACTATTGGATTGAGTGAAGTTCTCGCAGTTGATGGAAAAACGTTTCCAGTGATTGTAGAAAAAGGAAGTATTGAACATATATTTTTTTCTGATGCTTTTGAATGCGAACTTTATCATTACTTAAATTCTGAAAGTAATAATAACGATAACTCAAAAGGTTTCGGAAGTGATAAGCTTATAGAAAAGGAATACGATTTATCTATTATCTTATACGCTCGCAATACTTCAAATGAGTATGTAGATGAGATTATAGACAAAGGATTAACAACGATTATTACACAAGCTCAAAGAACTGTTTTAGGTGTTAATTATGTTGATATTAATATCAATTCTATTCAAGTAGATAAGCAAAAGATTTACAAAGATGAATTTGGCGATATGCGTTATAAAATCAATGCAAATGATGTATTGATAAAGGTTAACTATTCAGTTAACTATGCTTTACAAAATAAATGTTTAACACCTACAAAATCAAACTGCTAATATAATGGCTATAACCTTTTGGCGTAACGTACAACGCAAGATTACAACGCAAGAAATGGACGCAAGTTTTGATACACTTGTAAATGATATTGCTAATGCTGGTATAAGTTCTGAAATGCCTGAAGGTACTATTTATATTGGCGACAATACTAATACTGCAAGTTTAGAAACTTTAGACACTTCTATTGTTCCTGAAACAACTGATAAGCGTTATCAATCCGACTTACAAGATACTTATAACGATGCTACATCAAGTATTCAAGGACAATTAGATGATAAATTAGACTTAGATGGTGGCAACGCTAACCAAGATATTGACATTGGGAATTATAGCCTAAACGCTAAACACGTTAAAATAAATGGAACTGCAGGATCTGGTCATCTTGGCTTAAAACATCAAAGTGCAAACATTACTGCATCAGCAAGTGAGTCAAGTATTGGGGCTAATTCCGTCGGTAACCCTGTTTGGAAAAATGACGGAAACGCAATTGATGAACTTGAATTAATATCAAGAAAAACCAATAATGTAACAGGGAATGAAACGAGTACAACTAAATATTTAAGTGTTAAAGGGATTTATGATTGGGCAGTAGGTTTATTTGCTCCTATATCCTCCCCAACATTCACAGGAACGGTCACAACTCCAGACATTATTGTAAGTGGTGCAACTGCTTCAACTATTGCACACTTTGATGGGAGTAAAAACATTGAAAGTTTACCTACTGCAACATATCCTGATTTAACAGAATTAAGCTATGTAAAAGGGGTTACAAGTGCTATTCAAACGCAGATAAATACATCCAATAATCAAGTTGCTTACGAAACTTGGAATACTGATGCTAATTATACTACTATAAATACAACTGCTAAAAGACTTATAGTTTTACAAACAGGAACTTTAACAGCTACAAGAACTTTATCTCTTGCAAGTGTTACAGGTGCAGGTCAAGAAGTTGTTATAATTGCAGGTGGCTCTGTAAGTTCTACTATTAAAATTACAGTAACTTGTGGCAATAAAATAAATGTTACATTAAATAGTTTTGATATAACTTTAGCTTATTCACAAACTTGGTTAACATCAACTGCAACAAATTCATTCACTTCACAACAGGCAACAGTTGGATTATTTACCGATGATGGAACTACTGTAACAACAACAAGAAGATTAAAGGCTTCTTACTTTGCAGGAGGTATAAATACTTCAATGCCTTCAATGATTGGTTTTGGGGATTTTACTTCTATTCGATTGGGAAATAGTGTTGGGATGGCTACTTATCAAAGTGGAGGTTATAAATTTATCCCTCAAATAGATGGAGTATCTTTTTGGACACAAGAAATAACAGGTAATACAAACCTACAATATTACGATGGAACAGACGTAGGTAATGGTGCTTACCCATTATACACTCGAAATAGTTATTATGGTGGATGGGCATTCTTTAGTGTATCAAATCCAACTACTTATATTGAAGGGTATTATTACAACGTTGGTACTATTTCGCAATTAATAATCACAAAACCTACTTCTAATTCAGGAGCTTTACAGGTTGCTTTAGTTTCAAATAAAATAGCAGTAACAACTAATTCAGCTTTGACATTTGCAAAACAGCAGTTGCTGAATACATGGCTTAATAGTGAGTTACCTCAATTAAATGAGAGTTGGTCAACAAGTGGTACAACAAAATACTTAACAAATTTAGGTATAGGTCATACTTCACAGTCAGCAAGTGCAATACTTCAAGCAGATAGCACTACAAAAGGTTTCTTACCTCCAAGAATGACAAACACACAGCGTACTAATATAGTAAGCCCTGCTATTGGATTAATGGTGTATTGCACAGATGCAACAGAGGGGCTATATGTGTATAAATCAACAGGTTGGACATTCATAATTTAAAAATAAAAACATGGCTCAAATATTAAACGAAATCAATTTAGGTGCTGTTACGAAATATAACGGCATGACAATGTTCAGAAAGATAGCTTTATCACAGGCATTTATCCCAATGTATGAGGTTTCTGAAGATGGGGAAAATCTTTTATCTACTTCAAAAATAATTGTAACATACAACGAGTATATTAAGAATGATTTAGGGGAAGTTATAACGGCTTTATCAGAAAATTTAAAGCGTTATATTTTGCAAGATGAAGAAGTTTGGAAGCCTGTCACAAAACTATTTAACGAGCTTTCAAGAACTCCAACAAGCTTAACAACAGGATTACTTGATACAATAGAAATAACTTTAGGAGTAATTCCACAAGATGCCCCTGATTGTTATGTTGTTAAATCTACTGATTTCCCTTCATAATGAAATGCCACGTTATTTTATGCCATAAGAAAAAAAACCTAATCTCGAAAGGGATTAGGGCTATTACTAATTCTTATTGGAATCATTCAGCTATATTAGTTAATAACTTTGTTTATGAAGCAGTATTTCCAAGAATAAGAAAAATAAGGTATTCTGAATGGGTAGACATTAATGAGAATGTTGAAAGAAAAGCTATAGAGTTTGAGTTAATTAATGATCCTAATGAAATGGTGGGCAAATCTTATGATTTAGGAATATTCATTAATGAATTGTTATTTTATTTATTTGCAAGAATAAACGGTAAAACATCAAAAAGTGCAAAGTTCTTTAGCAATAGGAATAATGAGAATAAATGGTTTTGTTTTGAATTTAGTGCTTTTTGTGTAGGAAAAAAGAAATATTGGACAGCAAATGGGTTGACTTTTGATAAAAAAAGTTACATTTGTAAAACATAAATTAACAATGATAGTTCTACAAACTCAACTCGTTCAATATTTCACTTCATTACCTAATATTATTGCTATATTAGTGGAAATTGGTGCAATTTACCTATACTTTAGAGAAAGTATAATCAATTTAAACAACAAAGTGAAGTATTTGCTTAGTGAAGTTGAATCTTTAAAGAGTTTGAGTTTAAAGGTTATTAGCTTAGAATCAAAGATTGATTTAATGAGTAATGACCAAAAGCACTTACTTCAAGATTTTGCCAAGACTGAGAAAAGTTTAGAGTTGATTAATGCAGATGTGCACAAAATGAAATCTACTATGATTGGAATTGAAATGTATTTAAAACAATTAATTGACGAAAAATAATATGGATTTAACCCTAAGCCCTAACTTTAGCCTAAACGAGTTTACAAATAGTGAAACTGCTAAACGTGATTTTGAAAAATACAAAGAACAATTCAATCCCCCTCAAAACATAATTGATAATCTTAAATTTGGAGCGGTTAACATTGCAGAAGCTATACGTAAAGAGTGGGGAACGTTCAGCCCTACGTGTGCTTACAGGTGCCCTAAATTGAACAATTCACTACCTAATGCTTCACAAACAAGTATGCACCTAACAGGAGAAGCATTTGATGAAACCTTTATCAAAAACGGTGTTAATATATCAAATAAAGTGTTTTGGTGGTTAGTGGCCAACAAACATAAGATACCATTTACTGAATTGATTTGGGAGAAAGGAACGGACGAAAACCCAGCATGGTTACATATTGGATGGCGAAAACAAAAAGAGCAAGAAATATTTAGAATCGGTGGGGACTTCAATAAAATTAAGAAAGCATGAACTTACTTGAAAGACTAAAGAAAGAAGAGACTAAATTAGGTAAAGTATTAGCTTACTACATACCAAGCATATTAGTATTTATTGCTGGTACAGTTGAGGTTCTTGAAGCCTTACAGACATTACCTTTAGAAGTTCCTTTTGATACTAAGAAAGTTATTGCAATAGCTACACTTGTAGGTATTATTGGTGGTAAGTTAACTGTAAAAAAAGATGCTTAGATACATTATTATATCAATCTTTAGCTTTCTATTAGGTGTCTTTATTGTTAAGTCATGCGATAAGCCAACAGTAATAAAGAAATTTACTATAAATAAGAACGTTACGGACACT